CCCTGATCCTTGGCTTCACCTCAGACACGATGTTTTACCTATTCAATTTTGCCGACAGTTCGGCGAGGGACGGACGAGGCTTTTTCTTCTTCTTCGGCGTGAACGGATTGTTCTCCGCCGCTTCGAAGAGATCCTTTGGTTCGTCGTGGTCGCCATGCAACTCCCGGACCAGGTCAGCCCAGCGATCAAGCGTCAGACGACGTTTGTTCTGGAGATGCCAGGCAAGCGCGAACGCGTAGACGGTGGCGTCAAACCAGTCGTTCATTCGACCGACGACTTTCTTCCACTGTCGGCCGGCCTTCGGTTTGATCAGTCTGCGAGCTCTCCGGCTGACTGCAGATCGGGCCTCCTCATCGGCATCGACGAGGCGTTCGGCCGTTAGCTCCTTCGCGAAGTCCGGGTCACAGAGATCCGAAGCGAAGTGAATTGTGTTTCGGGGCCAAGAGCCACTTTCCGCGCGTCCCTGCACGAGGTTGGCCATGGCGGCTGTGACGGCCGTCTTCACATCGTATAGGCCGACCGGGTACAGGAGCACCTTCGCGACCACGCGCTTCTTGTGGTCCTTGATATCCTTCTTGACTGGTGTTCCCAGCCAGGGAAGCCCGATAGGCTCGCGACCATCGAGTGCATAGACATTCGGACGACCGGCGCAGAAACGATAGACGCGGTCGGTGGCCCAGCCGGAATCTACACCGCTGAGGTCGATACCCTTTTCGCGAGCGCCGCTCTCGATCGGATAGGTCCGAGCCTGCGCGTCCGACAGCTTGATCCACGGCTCGTCCGACTGGTCCGGCGCTCCCTCAAAGATCTCACGGTCGATCAGCTGGATCTGGTCGCGTGCACCGATCGCGTAGACCACCCACTTGATGCCGTACCCCTGGACATCAGCCGCAGACACGACAAGCGCCGCCCAGGAAGGGATGACGCGCGATGGAAGCAGCTCGTTCTTCGCCGCTTCGACGATCTTCTCCCATTCGACCGTTACGCCGCCCGGATCGTAAGGCTCGGCCAGATCCTGCTGACAGAATGTGCGCATCTTGGTGACATCACCCTGCGCGTCTTCCCATCGACCCCAGATCTCGGCCCACTTTTCACGAGGCGCGTAAGCTGCCCAGAGGTGGTAGCTAGGCTGCCAGTCACGGCACCTGCCCTCGCATGGTGGGCAATACCACCGGTCGATCTCTTTAGAAGGGATCGTAAGCGGCACGGCGTCTGCACCTTCAGGCACCTTTCGGGCAATCCAGCGCCCGCGCTCGTTCATTTCCCGCTTGTGACCATCGAGAATGACGCCATCGCAGGACAAGCAGCGCATATGCACCGGGAGGTCCCGATCGGCATCAGCCTCTCACATCATGTCGAAGCTGAGCGCCTGGTATGTGCCGCAGTGCGGACACGGCAGGTAATAGAAGCGCTGGTCCCCTGCCTCAAAATCGTCAGTGATGGCACACTCGCCTGCGACACCGGGCGTCGAACCTTGCCACTCCTTGGCCAGGTCTCCGTACATCTTCTGCCGCGCTCGGGCCTGGTCACGCGGGCTGCCACGACCGTCGACATCCTTAGGGTAGCCCGTCACCTCGTCCATTGCGAGGTACTTGATCGACACCATCTGCAGGCCCTTGGAGGAACCTGCGTTGACGATCTGGCAGAAGCCGCCGGCATAGCGCTTGAACGATGTTGTACTCCCCTGCTCGTCGCGACTGCTGACAGGCAGTACCTTGTGCGTGATGCGCTTAGAGGCCTCGATGGTCGGCTGCAGCTTGACCCGGTTGAACTTCGTCGCCTCCTCGAGCGTCGGAAGCACGATCATCATAGATCCCGGGGCCTGATCGACGATGAAGCAGAACCAGTTCTCGATTGCCGTCGACTTACCGAGCTGCGCGGCCCATCTTGCCGTGACCCGTCGCGCGGGATGGTCCGGATGCAGGCAGTCCTGCGGCTCCCGCAAATACGGGACGCGGTCTGTCCGGAAAGGACCGGGCCATGGCGATCCAGATTCCGGTGACACCTCTCGGTACCGGTCGGCATGCTCGCTGAGCGTCAGGTCCTCCGTCGGCCGGCTGGCGGCTGCCATTCCACGAAGGATGGCGACCGCGCCGTTCGGAAGGTTCGGGAACCGCTGCCGGATGTCATGAACGGTCATTGCAGCAACTGTGGCTCAGCCTCGGTCGCGAATACGTCGTCGCCTGCTTCTTCGCGCCGGCGCATCGCGTCGAGCTTCTCCAGCACTTGCCGGTTGAATACCGCGAGGCCAGCCTTGGCGAAGTTCTTCAACGCCAGTCTGACCACGCGCTCGTCCCAACCATACTTGAGCGACAGCGTCTGGGCCTCGCTCTCGATCGCCCGCTCGAAGGCGGACTGCATCATGGCAACTGCATCACGGCCGGCCTGATCGACTTCCGAAACCGGCGTCAGTTCCTTTCGCCGTTCCGCCAGGTCCATCTCGCGGAGCTCGGCATCCGCCTGAGCCTTTCGCGCGGCACCGTCGGACTGGGATCCGGCAAAACGTGTTCCAGGCTGGGCAGCCGTCGGGCGCTGCGGACCAGCTGCGGCGACAGGCGGCATCGCGCGGATGCGGATATTCTCACCGCGGTGAGCCACCAATGCGACGTAGTCGACCAGGTTGGATTTGCCGTCAGGCTTGAGCGGCAGAACCTCGGCGTGCTGCTTCAGGTAGCGCGAGAGCGTCGAACGGTCGACGCGATCACCAGCAGCGGTCAGCCTCGTTGCCGCTTCCGTGATCGAAATCCAGTCCTCGTCCATCGTGCAATGTTCCGTGCATTACGTGTGTCAGCACGTGTATCCGTGTACCGCTTGCGAAGTAGCGCACTAGGAAAATCGCGCAGTCGCGCGCCCCCGTCCAGCAGCTTTTCCGAGGTACGGTCCCTGAACCGGGGGGCACCCACAGCCCGATTGGGTCAGGGCACCAGCTTCAGTAGCGCCGCCTCGACCCGCAGCTGGAGTAGCGGACCAGCAATGCGCTCGAATGCAGCCTTGGTAGCGCCGCGCGTCATCTCTGTCGGGATGAAGACCCCGGAACGTGCGAAGGTGATCCGAGTGCCCGATGTGTTCAGCCGGTAGAAGGCGTGTCCACCAAACTTGCTGACTTCCTTGCGGTCAGGGAAACGTCCGCCTTTCATGAAGGCACCGGGATAGAGCGTCGTCTTGCCGAATGGTCTGGCGACGACACCTGCGTCCGTCTCTCTGGCATTCAGGTACTTGAGGCGGATGTTACCGCCGCGTGTCACCATCTCGTATGACAGACGCCCGGGTCGAGCGACGGTCGGATCTCCAACCGCCTTCACGATGGTCTTGCGTGGCAAGCCGGTCTGCTTCGTCAGGTTGCGGATAACCTGCGTCTTGGCGCGGTTGCCGACCTGGTTGACGATCCGAGGCAAGACCTTCGGAAAGCGTTCGTTGAGAAGCATGATCTGCTTCCCGAACTTCTGGACGTTCCCATCAGCCCATGTCGCAACTATGCGCGCCATCGCGGCAACGTCCTGTGATCTGCGAGGATGCCGCCATTACAGCGGCGGGGATCATGGCCGCCTCCATCGGTTGGAAACGAAGAACCCGCCGAGCGTTTCCGCCAGCGGGTTATCTGATCTTTTTCAGCGTCACCAATCTATGTCAACTTACTGCCGCAGCTCAAGCCCGCCTTTTGAAAAACTTATTCAGCCGCATCAATAGCTTGCGCCGACGATGCAGAATTAATCTGCCTCGCCCATGGCCGCCTGTGCGGATGGAACGGCAACAAATCAACTGTCTCTAACCTTCCCGCCAACGCCAGATGGAGCTGCAGGAGAGCATCCTGCCACAGCTGCCAGTCGAGACGAGCAAGGATCGTCGCACGCAATGATGTGCTCAGCCGGTACTTACGGTATGCGCCCGGCTTTGGACGCTGACGCTTCCGGTCGAAACCATCCGCCTCAAACCAGTAAACACGGTTCAGGCTGTCCTTTGCCTTCGCTTGCACGAACCACAGTGGTTTTCCCATGGCTCCGATCATCTGAACTTTCGGTTCACTCGCCCTCCAGTCCGGACCCTTTCCCAAAACGGCTGCTGACGTCACAAGCTGTACCACGTGACGACCACTGGCGATTTCCGGACGCGTCCGCACGTAGTTGATGGTATCCCGCACCTCAGCCGCGATAAGCCCATGTTCGTCGCTCCACTCCGGGAAAGGGTTCCATCCCTCCGGAATGTCGTAGCAGCCATGATTATCCAACCGCTGGACGGCCTCGCCGACCAACGTCGCGTCCGGGTGGGCATCGCCGGTATAGATGAAATCCGGGATCACTCCGAAAACATTTGGAGAGCGATCGATGAGTGTGCCGTATTGCTCTACCTCGCTTACCCCCGCCCATGCCTGCCGCATACCCATGCCGACAGCCTCAGACACGCCCACCTTCGGCAGCTCCTGCGTAAACGCCCAGGTCAGAAGCTCTTCAATTCCGATCTTTCTCATTGTCCGACCCTCTCCATCCCAGAAATCAAGCTATCATCCCTGTTTGGGTCGATAGAGAAATGTGCAACCCTAATGAAATCAAATACTTTGGACGATAGGGACGGTAGGGACGATAAAAATCGCCTTACGTGACGCGCATGATGCTGCGCTCTATTTTTTTCGAACGTGATAGTTTTCATCACCGCTTTCTTTCGCGCATCACATAAAGGTTGGATTTCGCGTCCCTACCGTCCCTAGCGTCCAAAGCCATTGAAACTCCTGACCTTTTGACTGGGACGGAAATTCAAAACCCGCACCGCCATCGTCCCTAGCGGCCCATTTTCGGCCCTGACTTCGGGGGCGCAGCAGAGCCATATGGGCGGTCGCCATGAACAAAGGGTCCGGGCGTTGCGTAGCCGCCATCAAAAATCCTCCGGGAACGGATCGTCGGAGGCGAAGCGGCCAGGTGGAGGGTCGCCGGTAGAAGACCCTTGCCCGCCTCTGAATTCGTCGCGGATGGTGATCCCGTAATAGAAGGTCGTACCACTCTTACCCTTGCGGAACTGATGCATCAGCCCGTCTGGCCCCTTCCAGCTTTGTCGAGTTCGGTCAGGAAGGCGTTTGGAGAAGGTCGCCTGCTTAAATTCCGCAAGGCCCTCGCGCTTCGCATACCGCATGTAGGCGTTGAAAAGCTCTTCTGGCGTCTCCCGGTCAGCATCGCTTCCCGTGACATGGCAGGCATTGCGAATGAAGGCGCCGATCGGGTCACTCTCCTCCCGATATTCTGCCGTAGCCGCTGTGACACCTGCCGGAACCTGCAGACCGCGCTGGAGATAGTCGAGCGCACCACGCACCATCCACAGGAAGATGCCGGACCGTTCGGCGCGCAGCTTGCGCGGCAGGTCGCGGTCGACCTCATCCTCCGGGATCTGTATCTCCCATGGCACCAGGTGCACGCGGCGCCAGATGCCGTCGCTGTCGTCGCGGATGATTGGCTTGTGGTTGCCCGAGAGGATAATCTTGAATTGTGGGATCAGCTCGAAGAAGTCTTGATGCAGCCGCCTCACTGCGATCGGCTCGCCACCTGTCAGGGTCTTGCTCAAGGCATCCTTCAGGTGAACGCCCATTTC